GGGCGGGGCTCTGCATGGCGTTCTGCAGTTTGATGGCGTCCTTCTTTTCTTGCGCCATCTGCCAGATCAGGTCCTTCCGGCTGGGGCTGGGATAGCGGGAGTACAGATGTTTCGCCAGGTTCCATTCGAGGAGTGAGTTCCAGCCGGGCGGGAGAGCCAAGGTATCGCCCGCAGTGACATTGTTCGACAGCGGGGTATAGTATGCCAGCTCCAACGTTCCGGGAGCCGCGGACGGTGGAGGAGCCACGCGGATATTGATGAGCGGATAGGAGGTGTCCGCCCCGACTACCTTAGGAATGGACGTCGTCTCTCCGAGCGATTGCCGCGATGCGGACCCGAATTCCGCCATAGAGAGCGGCTTGCCGCCGTTCTGCAAAACGCCGCCGTATGCCGCGCGCCAGGCCGTGACCTTCATTGCCCTGGCGCCCCCGGTTGTGGCGAAGGTCCCGCCCGATCCCAACGTATAGGCCTCCACGCCGGCCGACAGGCCGAAGGTCTGCATGATCTGGTTGGGGACTTCCAGGCCTTCGGCGGAAAGCGAGTCCAGCATCTCGTTCCACTGGGTGAAGGCATCGGTTGCCAAAGCCGTCGGAATGGTTTCGTTGGCGGTGATTACGCCAAGGTCCTCGAAGGCCTGCTGGAAAACGTCGCTCACTAACATGGATTACTCCCGTTACTTTTTCTTGGGCTGCCGTGCGATCTTATCGAGGCGGTCCACTTCCGCTTGCTCGGCGGCGCTCAGCGGCACCTCGACGGCAACCGCTTCCCGCGGATAGGCTTCCTTCACATATCCGGCTTCGAGGGCGTCCTCATCTTCCTTGCGGTTCCTAACCACTATGTGCGTCCGCATCTCATGGTAGTAGCGGATCGCCGGGTAGGGCTGGTGGGTGTAGGGTTCTTTGGGTGGGTTGTTCAGGTCGAATTCCCTGATCCCTTTGTGTTTCTGGCCGTCGTGTTGCGCCAGAATAGCGCGCATGCGTTCGATGTCTTCGGGCAAAAATTGCTCTGTCATATCGTTGGGGCTGAGACCGTAAATGGCGGCCTCTTGTTCTCGTTTCTGTTTGTTGGTGAGTCCCGAGCGCCGGTATCCGGCAGATTCGTAAACTGGCATGGGGGAAAAAGCGGGGCGGCCTTCGAGGACCGCCCCAAGTTACAAGGAGTGAAATCTAATACAGGTACACGTACGGGCCAACCGCCGTGGTGAAGGCGGTAGGTACCGTAAGAGCCGGCAGGGTTCCGAAGGTCGCCCCGGTCTGCCCCTTCGTGAGGATGTTGTCGTTGACTCCAGTGACCGCCATGCGTACGGTATCCGTGGTGCCGTTCGATTGGAAGCACGCGAAATACTGTGCCGGCCCGACAGCGAAATACGGCGAAGTGAAGGCGTATTGCTGATAGGCGCTGGCCGTGGTATTCCCGGTAGCGCCGGCGAGCGCGCTGTTGGCGATGGCTACGCCTGAATTGTCGTAGAGCGCCACATAGTGTTTGTCGGTCGAATTGGCGGTGCCGGCCAGGAGAGCGATCCCAGTCAGCAGTTTGCTGGTGGGAAGCCATACCTCAGAGCAGTACAGCTCGGTGGCGATGGTGGCCGTTCCGGTGGTGTTGAGCGAAGTGTACGCGGTGCCTCCGGGTTCCGGGGCATAGACGCGCCATCGCGCCTGGGTCTGGACGCCGGTCCTTAGGTCGGACTGAATCCAGATTCCGCCGACGCAATCCGTCGCGGTGGCAGTCGTTACATCGATTCGCGGTAAGTACAGCTCATTGGTGCGCGTGCAGGAACCGCGAGGGGAAACCGCAGCGAAGGCATTGGGCGGCCCAACGAACACCAGCGCCCCGGAAATATGGGGGACGGCGCGCGTGCCGCTACGGCCTCGTCCGATTGTGATGGTGGTGCCGGAGACGGCGTTCACGTCCATCAACTCTCCATCCACATAGGCGGAGGTAGTCCTGGCGGTGAACCCGGTGGCACTCGTCACGGTCATTACCGTGCCGCTGCTGGTTGTCAGGGCGGCAGAAAGCGTGGTGGGGGTGAGAATGGTTTGGGCGGAGGCCGGGGTTGTCACAACAACCGCCAGCAAGGCGCAAACGAGGATGAGGGATTTCAGGAGGTTTTTCATGGCTTCAAGTTACTCCTTTACGCACCGAGGACGGCGACCGCGCCATTGTCCTGGTAGAGATTGCCGAATCCGATGAGCGAATCCATGCGGTTGATTTCGACCGAGCGCACCGGGTCCCAAGCCTTGACCTTGCGGATCGAGATCTTGGTATCGGGGTCGGTTGCCTGGCCGGCGGATTCCACGGCCTTGGGGACATACAGCTTGGCGCCCACGAGCCCGAAGGCGAAGCGCGAGAGAGCCAGACCCACCGTGCCGACCTTGCCGTTAGGCGACGTCGTTCCGGTGAACAGGGTGAGAGCCGCCGTGCTTGCCGGGAGGGCATCCACGTTTTGATACTGGCTTCCCGGCCCATAGATGGCGGGCAGGAAGTTGATGACATCCGCACCGCCGCCCGCTGCCGTGAGGTTCTGGGTGATAACGAAGCTCTTGGGAGTCGCCGGTCCAACGATTCGCCGCGTCATGGGATTCACACGGTTGACGTTGAGGATGGTGAACTTGTCGCCCTGGTTGAAGGTATCGCCGGCATTGGCGTTGATGATCAGCGAAGTGCCGGATTGTCCGGCCCCATTGACAGTCGGATAACCCGAAGCGCCCGACCAGGTACCCGCGGTGTGCGAGTAGAGCGAGTTCGACTCGTAGAAAGACATGGCGGCCAGTTTGCCGATGGCCCCTTCTTTCCACATTTTGTCGATTTCATCCGCCGGGTTGAATATGCTGGTGATGTTCGCGCCGAGGGTGGCCATCATCGAGGAACTGACAATGCAGGCCTTTTTCCCCGGGGGGCATGCCAATTCCTTGAGGATGCGGCGGGCCTGGTAGTACGTCGAAACCGAGGTGGGATCGACGGCCAGCACCCCCACAAAGGCCGAGGTGTTGTAGCGGGCGAAGTTGGCCCCGCGGTTGTCGAACTCCTGAGCGAGGGCCGCGCCTGCCGGGTCAAAATAGTTCTCGCGGAGTTCTTCTTCGGAGCGCTCCAGTTTCACGGCGCGTTCGTAGTCGTCCCATTCGAACGCGATCTGAATCCACTGATCGAGAGAGATCGTGGTGGAAATTCGGTTGATGCCTTGCGGCGCGTAACCCATCCCATCGGAGGTGGTGAAGCGCTGCGGAAACTTTACGGTGACGTTGGCACCGGGTGCGAACTCTTTCTCGAAATCGCCCTCGAAAGAGCGGTCGAAATATTCCGTCACTTCGAGCTTGTTGAGCAGGAGGCGCAGAATGTCCATGCACACCCAGTTGGTGTTTAAAAATTGATTGGCCACGAGGGCTTCTTATCCTCGAAAACGCTTCTTCATCGCCTTTTCGTTCTGTTGCTCGCGATAAGACGAGAAGTCGTTTTCCTTTACAGCGCGCTCCAACGGATTGGAAGGTGCGGTACCGCGTCCGCTCACTTCTCTGGCCGGCGGAGGCGCGCTCGATTCTTTTTTCTCAGGAGACTTGTGGGAGATAAACTGGCCGCTGTCGTCGCGCTCGGTTTCAGATAGCTCGAGCTTCCCGCCTTTAGCGAGTTCGTCCTTGACCATCTGTTCCATGACGACGGCTCTGCGGATGGCCGCGCCGGGATCGGACTTGGCCAGCTGGATGAACTTTTGCAGTTCAGCCGGATCGCTGCCGATGGCGTAGGTCAGATCGGCCCACACCGAAGAAGTTCCCACGAGATCGGCCACGGCGGGGTGGATTTTGTAAAGGCCGTTTTCGACCATTGCGAGGGCAGCTTCCTTGATTACCTTGCCGGCTTCCGGGCCGTAACGGGCCTGGGCTTCCCGGATCTTGCCGAAGGTCGTCTCGCGGGCTGCATCGGCAGCACGTTCCGCCCGGTCTTTCTGAATGGCGGCCGCGGCTTTGTAGTCGGCCAGTTCCTCAAAATACTTGTCGCGCGCCGCTTCCAGTTCCTCGTAAGTCTTGAACTTCGCGGGGTCCGGTTTAGTGGGAGGCGTCAACCCTTCCGGCTTGGCAGTTTGCTCTGTTGCCGCCTTGGCGGGCGGCGCGGGGGGTTCGGCCTTCTGTGCTTCGCGCTTCAGGTTTTTGAGTTCCACCGGGGTGTACCCGGCGTTCTTTAGATCCTGCAAGATTTCGTTCAGCCTGATGGCTGCCGAGCTCTCTCTTCGTTTCTCCTGATGAGTACCCGTTTCCGAGGCGGGGGCAGTGTTTTCCTGGGGCTTTTCGCCTTCGGCTGGAATTTCTTTGGCCGGTGTCGAGGCGGCTTTCGGCTTTTCCGGGAGCTTTCCGGTCTGGCGCCATTCGGCGTAATCGGAGCTCTCGCGAGGAACTTCTAGGGCCGGTGACGATTCGGCTGAAACGTCGGGTACGGTGGGTGTCATGCGTTTTGTTTTTGCCCGTATCGCTGGGCTGCGGGGTACTGCGAAATCGTTTACGCAACCGGTTTCGGCTGCTGTGCCTGTTGCTGTGCCTGTTGCGCCGCCATGCCTTGCTGGTGCGCTTGGCCGGCGGCCTGTTGCTGCTGGGCGGCTGCCTGTTGCTGGGCGGCCAATCCCTGCTGGTGCTGCTGATCCTGGGCCTGCATCCCGGCGTCGTGCGCCTGGGAATGGAACTGCGCCATCATGTCGTCATAGGCCTGCAAGCGCTCGTTCATCGCCTGGGCCTTGGTCTGGATTTCCGCGATGGCCAGTTTGTTCTCTTGCTCCATCCGCTCGATCTGCATCTTGAACTGGTTATCGATGACCTTGCCGGCTTTCTCCAACTGGAGTTTCTGGAGTTCGGCCTGCATCTGTTGGGACAACTGGCCCTGTTGCGCAAGCTGCTGCTGCATTTGCGACATCTGCCCTTGCTGGTCGGCTTTCTCGGGGTTCATTACCTCGGCCATCTCGTCGCCCAGCGGTCCCAGTTCGCGCATCTGAATAGCCAGGGACATGAGCTTGGAGGCGGCCTGGGGTCCGTTCAGCTGCGCGATCAACGGGAGTTGGGCGATCAGCGTATCGAGGAAGTCCGCCGCCGCGTCGTGCTGCGATTGATAACTCGGGCCGGCCGATATGGTCACGTCGTGCTCTTCGTCCCCGATGGGATAATGAGCCGTTTCCCCGGTTTGTTCGTTGGCCACATACGGTTGCGCCGTATTCGCCCGCACCACCTTGCGCGTATCGTTGGCCTTCTGCAATCCCATTTCGCGGTCTGTCCGGTCGTATACCACCGGGATGTAGGCCTCGATGATCCGTCCCGCGCGGGCGATGGCGTTCTCGTAGGCGTCCACGAAGTGCAGGGAGCCCATGGCTTCCTGTTGCTGGATCTTGTCGAGGGCTATGCCCGATTTTTCGTTATCGCGCTGAGCCGCGGTCGGCAGCGGGCTGATCCCCATGGCCGCTTGAACCGCCCGCCGGCAGGAATCCTTGGCGGTCTCGTAAGCCTGAAAGTTGGGCGTGAATACCGGGCGCGTCGGCAGCGGTAGAACCTGGTTCGGGTTCATGGGATCGGGAACCGGATCTACCTGGATGAAGGAGCAGGGCTTTTTGTTCAGGGCGTCCCAATTGTCGAAGTCGGTTTCGAACTGCCCCACATACCCCATGACCGGGGTGCGTGGCGTCATTCCCGCTTCTTCCGTCTCCTGGGACGTCAAATAGGCGTAGGTCATCTGCGCATCGCGCGCCAATCGCACCATGGAGAAGATCTTGACGGTGACCTTGCCGCCGTCGTCGGTATAGCGCGTCAACCCCGCCATGGAAGGGATAGGGATCTCCGTGCCCGGCTGCGGATTGCGTTCCAGAATCTCCACGCCGTTGGTGATGTATTGAACCACCTTCTTGCGGGTGACCTGGCGCGATTTCCCGTTGCGCTTGAAATCGTCGTATTCGGTTTCGACCTTCCAGTACTCCGCCGTGAGGATCGTCTTGTCCTGGATCCAGTCCTTGGCCACCTTGCAATCGTCCGCCGTGAAATCGGTTTTGCGCGCCTGCGGGTAGAGTTGCTTGAAATCGTCCTTCGAAATGGGATCGAGAACGAACACCCGTTTCGCGTCGGACCAGTCCACCTGTTTGCACTCGGGATCGTAGAGCACCGAATCGGCGTTCATGATCGGCGCGATTTCGATCTCCTGGTCGAGGGCGCGCTCGTCGTCGGGTTCGGGATCGTCCACCACGTACTTGCGGCGGATCCGGAAGAACCCGTAAGATCCTTCGAGCATGTCCTGATAGGCCCGCAGGTACGCCGATTGCGCCTTGCTGCGGTACTCGATGGTGCGCGCGATGTCCTGGTGCAACTCCGCCGTTTTATCGGTGGCGCCGTTCCCCCGCGGCTCGATCTTAATTCCCCTGCGGTTCTGCCGCATGGAGTTCACGGCCTGATTGACGTACTGATTCAACTCGTCGTGGTTGATGCAGGGCCGGCCCGCATCCTTCCGTGCTTTCCGGTCTTCCGGCTCCCAGGGGTCTCCGCAGAGGTACCGGAGGTCGACCTGGCGCTCGTTGCGCACCTCTTCCCAGTAGGTTTTGAAATAGCGATAGTAGTCCCGGATTTCCTGGAGGAGTTCTTCGTCTTCGCCTTGCGGGAGGTTCTCGTTATCGTCCATTTTCGAATCTTGTTTTTCGCGCATTACCGATGAAGCTGTTTGGCACCGTTCCCCGGTAGACTCGCTGCCGGGGCCGGCGGTCGCCGACGAGAGCCTGAAGGAACGCTAGGAAACAATAACTTGTCCTAATGATTGACCCACGCCGATCCGTTCCACCAGTACCCTGAGAAGCCCAGGAAGCCGCTTGTGAAG